CTAAATGGGATTCAGTTCTTCCGGCCAACGCCGGGGATGCTCTGAAATCATTAGCATGACATCCGCACCGGGTAGAGCCTGACGCGCATCCCGGATCATGCGCAGGTTCAAGCGGTCGACCTCCACTGCTGAAATCGGGCGATCAGGGTCATAGTAAACGGATACGAGGTAGGTTCGTCCTAACTTTGTAACCGACATATCCAGCAAGGTCCCGCCGTCTTCTGCGATTGCAGCGCGCAAAGACCGTCGGGCAGCTGCAAGTTTCGCTGGGCTTGCACTGATACCAGCCAATTCGCCCAATCCCCCACGGAATTCCCGGACGTACGATCCGATGGCCAGTAAACACAGCAGCATCACAATTATCGAGTCTCCAACCGGAGCAATGGATGCCAGGGGCCCGTCCTTGTACAGGTAAATTGCACCTAACCCTACGCCAGCAGCCGCGGTGACAATCCCGTCAAACATTGCGGCCTTGGCCTCAAGGCGCAGGATAGAACTGCATCGCCCGGTACGACGCCATGTGAAGTGGTGAAAACCCCAAAGAATTGCACATGTGACCCCGATAAGGGCAAAGTAAATCATCATCGGGCCAAAATACAGCGGCTCGGGCGTCAAGCCGTTGTAATAGCTGTAGATGTTCTTGAGCGCGTTTGCGACAGCGAACAAGATCAGGCCAAGCAGGGAAAGTGACCGGAAGGTCGCGAAGATGGCCTCGTCAGCGGCGTAACCAAAGGGCCGGAGGTTGTCAGGCCCCGCATCAATTCGAAGACTGATCCGTCGCCCGAGCAAGGCAGAGCCAAATCCGATCAGGGAAAACAGACCATCCATCATGATCGCATTGGAATTCGAAAGAATTCCGGCCAGTAACCCCGCCGCAGCCATAAACAAATTGCCCCACATGGCGACTAAAAGAGATCGGCTTTCCAAGTGCTTTCTGTCTTCGGGATTCTGAGGTGTCATACCGCTTAGCTCTGGAGTGATATCGAACAAGCCCACCAATAGCCATTCGCCAGAAAATGGCCACCCCTTAGTCGGAAGCAACAGAACCAGTGTGCAGTCGTTGCGAAAGCACTTTTTTGATTCATCTTGAGTGTTGCCCATGCCTCGTACGCTGCATTCCCAAGGCTTAAACTTCTTTCCGTCATAACTCCTTTCAACAAGCCGGGCAGAACGGCGGCAGAAAGGAGCACAGATGGTATTCGATTTCTTGCGTCGTGGAGCGGCAGAGGAAGCGCCCGAAGCAAAGGCAAGTGCAGCCGGCCCCGTAGTGGCCTGGCAAACCGGTGGGCGCGTGGCGTGGAGCCCACGGGATGCGGTATCGCTGACGCGGACGGGATTTTCGGGGAACCCGGTGGGGTTCCGCTCGGTCAAGCTGATTGCCGAGGCGGCGGCGGCGTTGCCTTTGGTGCTGCAGGACCGCGAACAGCGGTTTGAGACGCACCCGATGCTGACCCTCATGCGGCGTCCGAACGCAGCGCAGGGGCGGGCTGAGTTGATGGAAGCTGTGTTTGGCCAGCTGCTGCTGTCCGGCAACGCTTATATCGAGGCAGTGCAGGCCGAAGATGGACTGCCGGTTGAACTGCACGTCCTGCGCTCAGACCGGATGAGCGTGGTGCCGGGCGCGGATGGGTGGCCCAAGGCCTATGACTACAGCGTCAGTGGCAAGACGCACCGGTTTTCGGCGGAAGTCATCTGCCACATCAAGTCCTTTCACCCACAGGACGACCACTATGGGTTCTCGCCGATGCAGGCGGCGGCCATGGCGATCGACGTGCATAACAGTGCGTCGCGCTGGTCGAAATCGCTGTTGGACAATGCGGCGCGGCCATCGGGGGCGCTGGTGTGGAAGGGCGGCGATGGCCACGGGGTGATGGCCGAGGATCAATTCCGCCGTCTGAGTGACGAGATTGAGCAGAACTATCGCGGGGCGCGCAATGCGGGACGTCCGATGGTTCTGGAAGGGGGGCTGGACTGGAAACCGATGGGTTTCTCACCGTCCGACATGGAGTTTCAGAAGACCAAGGAAGCCGCCGCCCGCGAGATCGCGCTGGCCTTTGGGGTCCCGCCAATGTTGCTGGGGATTCAGGGCGACGCGACCTATTCGAACTATCAGGAGGCCAATCGGGCGTTTTATCGCCTGACCGTTCTGCCCCTGGTGACGCGGGTGGCGGCGGCGGTGTCAGAGTGGCTCTCGGGCTTTACCGGTGAAGATCTGCTGCTGAAACCAGATTTGGATCAGGTGCCCGCCCTGGCCACCGAACGTGATGCGCAATGGACCCGCGTCAGCCGAGCCGAATTCCTGACGGATGCCGAGAAACGATCTCTGCTGGGGCTGCCGGCGTTGGCGGAGGAAGCGGATGGCTGAAGGGTATCCGCCATTCGACTGCGCGCCGGGCCTGCGTTTGGCCGCGCATGAAAGGGTGGCTGAGATTCAGCACGCGCATCTGTGCAAACGGTTGGATCAGATCGAAGAGATGATGGAACGGCTAGAGCGCCGGTTGTGGCTGACAGTCTATGGGGTGGCCGCGGTGATCCTAGCGCAAGCGTTTCAGTCGTTTTTATCGGTAACACCATGATTTCAGATACTTATGAGGAGTAGTTCATGGATTTGGAGCGCAAGTTTGCAAGGTTCGGCGATGGGCTTTCCGTGTCCAAAGATGCGGTGATCGAGGGATACGCAAGCCTGTTCGGTCAGGTTGATCAGGGCCGTGACGTCGTGCAGAAAGGTGCCTATAGCGCATCGCTGGATGGGCTGGTGAGGGTCGGTCAGCGGGTCAAAATGCTGTGGCAACACGATCCGGCGCAACCTATCGGCGTCTGGGACGAGGTGCACGAGGATGACAGGGGCCTGTGGGTTAAGGGTCGCCTGCTTGAAAGCACGCAAAAGGGTCGCGAGGCGGCGGAACTGATCCGGGCCGGTGCCATGGATGGTCTATCGATTGGTTATCGCACAAAGCGAGCTGTGAAGAATGACAAGGGCCATCGGGTCCTGACGGAACTGGAGCTGTGGGAGGTGTCTCTTGTGACTTTCCCGATGCTGTCCAGTGCGCGGGTGGCGGCAAAGGGGGCGACCCTGGATGCCGAAATGACCCTGCGCAGTATCGCCGAGGTGTTCAATGACGCCCGGCAGGAGCTGGCGCGACCCTAGCGCGCCTCAAACCCACCCAAGAATGGAAGTGCTGATGAGCAAGACCGAAACCCCGGCCTTGACCGGAGAGGGTGCGCCCCTGGTTCAGGAGGTGAAGCAGGCAATGGCTGGCTTCGTGAATGAATTTAAGGGCCTGAAGGCTGAAGTGAAAACCAAACTGCAACAGACAGAAGAGCGACTGACCATGCTGGATCGTAAATCAACCATCGCGGCGCGCCCGCATCTTGCCGCCTCGATCGAAGAGGGCGCACCACACCAAAAAGCGTTCGACGCATATGTGCGTTCGGGCGATGATGACGGTCTGCGCGGACTGGATATTGAGTCCAAGTCGCTGTCGAGCGCTGTCAATAGCGACGGCGGCTACCTTCTTGATCCTCAAACGGCCGAGATTATCAAATCGGTGCTGAAATCCACGGCTTCGATCCGTTCGATTGCCTCGGTGGTGAATGTCGAAGCGAATTCATTTGATGTTCTGGTTGACCACACCGATGTGGGTGCGGGTTGGGCGGATGAGGCTTCGGCCGCGACCGAAACCGCAACGCCGTCGATTGACCGTATCTCAATCGCTCTGCACGAGCTGAGCGCGCTGCCTAAAGCGTCGCAACGCCTGCTGGATGACAGCGCGTTTGACGTCGAAGGCTGGCTGGCCGGTCGTATCGCTGACAAGTTTGCCCGCGCCGAGGCGTCGGCCTTTATCAGTGGCGACGGTGTCGACAAACCCAAAGGTATTCTGGATCACTCCAAGATCGATAATGACGTCTGGGATTGGGGCAATATCGGCTATGTGCCGACCGGCATTGATGGCGGTGTCGATGCGGATTCCATTGTGGATGTGGTTTATGCGCTGGGCGCGCAGTACCGGGTCAACGGTACTTTCGTGATGAATTCCAAAACTGCTGGCCTGATCCGCAAGCTGAAGGACAGTGATGGCCGCTTCTTGTGGTCGGACGGTCTGGCTGCCGGTGAGCCCGCGCGTCTGATGGGCTATCCGGTGCTGATCGCCGAGGATATGCCGGATGCGGCCTCCGACAGCTTCTCGATAGCGTTCGGTGATTTCCAGGCAGGTTACACCATTGCCGAGCGTCCCGATCTGCGGGTTCTGCGTGACCCGTTCAGTGCCAAGCCGCACGTTCTGTTCTACGCCACCAAACGCGTCGGCGGCGACGTGAGCGACTTTGCTGCGATCAAGCTGATGAAATTCGGCACCGTCTAAGCGATGGCGAATCCGGGGGGCTGGGGAACCGGCCCTTCGGACGGCGGGTACGGGCCGGGGTGAGATCCCCTGCGTTGTCTAGCTGCTCCCCTCCGTCCGAGCAACGTGGGGCGGCGCGTGCCTGCCAATTTCCTGAAGTGACGACCCCCGGAGGGGGCCGAGATTGCGGAGTGAATGGATGATGTTGATCGAAGAAACCGCCATCGCGGATGCGGCGCTGCCGGTGGATCAGTTCAAGGCGCATCTGCGGCTGGGAACCGGCTTTGCCGAGGGCAGCGTGCAGAACGAGGTGCTGAACGGGTTCCTGCGGGCGGCGATCGCAGCGATCGAGGCACGCACCGGTAAGGTGCTGATTGAACGTGAGTTTTCCTGGAGCCTGAGCGAATGGCGTGATGCCGCCGGCGAAGTGCTACCGGCGGCTCCGGTTACGGCTGTGGACGCCGTGACTGTTACCAACGCAGCGGGTGTGCAAAGCACAATCGCATCGGGTGATTACCGCCTGGAACAGGACAGTCAACGCCCAAGGCTGCGCCCTACGGGGCCGACTTTGCCGAATGTTACGACGGCTGGTTCGGTGAAGATCACTTTTACTGCAGGCATGTCGGCAGATTGGGGCGGGCTGCCTGCTGACCTGGGTCAGGCTGTACTGTTGCTGGCTGCTCACTACTACGAGTACCGGGATGAAACGGCTTTGGGCGCTGGTTGTATGCCCTTCGGCGTAACCAGTTTGATCCAGCGCTATCGCGCTGTGCGCTTTGGTGCAGGGGTGACGCAATGAAGATGCCGCTGTTGAACCGAAAGTTAGTGCTTGAAGCACCGGTCCGCACGGCCGATGGCGCGGGTGGATTTATTGAAACCTGGCAGGTGTTGGGCACGGTCTGGGCCGACGTCACTGCGCGCAGCGGGACCGAACGTCAGGTGGCCGGGGTGCCTGTGTCGCGCGTGGGTTATCGCATCGTCGTGCGAGGCGCGCCAGAAGGATCACTGATGCGCCCTTCGCCGGATCAGCGCTTTGTCGAAGGGGCGCGCCGCTTTGTTATTCGCGCGGTCGCCGAACGTGACCCGCGCGGTCAGTACCTGACCTGTTTCGCAGATGAAGAGGTAGCGGCATGAGCTATGGCGTATCAGCGGCCTTACAAGCGGCGGTCTATCAGCAGCTTTCAGGCGATGCGCAGGTCAGCACGCTGTCAGGGGGCGCGATCTATGACGCGGTGCCCGCAGGGGCGGTACCCCCGACCTATGTGTCATTGGGCCCGGAAGAGGTGCGGGACGCTTCGGACCGATCGGGCGCGGGTGCAATGCACCGGTTCACGGTGTCGGTGATGTCCGAGGCCTCTGGGTTCGGCGCTGCCAAGACGTTGGCCGGGGCTGTGTGCGATGCGCTTGAGGGTGCCGCGTTGGCCCTGGATCGTGGGCAACTGGTGGGGCTTTGGTTCGAACGCGCCTCGGCCCGCCGCACGGGAACTGGCGGAGCTGTCCGCCAGATCGACCTGAGATTCCGCGCACGTGTGGAAGACGACTAAGCAATCAACGGAGAGAGCATATGGCTGCCCAGAACGGAAAAGACCTGTTGGTCAAAGTGGATATGAACGGCTCGGGCCTGTTCGAGACCATCGCGGGGCTGCGGGCCACGCGGGTCAGTTTCAACGCGGAGAGTGTGGATGTCACCAGCCTGGAAAGTCAGGGTGGCTGGCGAGAGCTGTTGTCAGGGGCAGGGGTGAAGTCCGCTGCGATCTCGGGTTCGGGCGTATTCAAGGACGCGGGCACTGACGAGCGCGCGCGACAGCTGTTCTTTGACGGTGAGACACCAAATTTTCAGGTGATTATCCCCGATTTCGGCATCGTCGAAGGCGCGTTTCAGGTCACCGGCATCGAATATGCAGGCTCGCACAATGGTGAGGCGACATATGAGATGAGCCTGGCCAGCGCCGGTGCCTTGGCCTTCACGGCGCTGTAATTCGATGGCCAATCCGTGGACGGGCGAGGTGGCATTGACCATCGATGGAGAGCGGCGGGTGCTCAAGCTGACGCTGGGTGCTTTGGCGGAATTGGAACAGGAGCTGTGCACCGGTTCTTTGGTGGAGTTGGTGCAGCGGTTCGAAAGCGGGGCCTATTCGAGCGGTGATGTGCTGGCGTTGATTGTGGCCGGGCTGCGGGGTGGTGGGGCCGATATGGCCCGCACTGACCTGCTGCGCGCCGAGATTGAGGGCGGTCCGATGGCGGGTGCCAAGGCAGCGGCTGAACTGCTGGCGCGAGCCTTCATGGTGCCGGGTGGCGCATGAGCGGGTTTGACTGGCCCGTCCTGATGCGGGCCGGTTTCGTCGGCCTGCGTCTGACACCGGATCAGTTCTGGCGTCTGACCCCGGCCGAGCTGCGGTTGATGCTGGGGCAGGGGGCAGGGATGCCAGCGATGAACCGGGCGGGACTGGACGCCTTGCTGGCGGCCTATCCGGACAAGGAACAAGGAGAGCGTGATGACGGATCGTGACGGGTTGGATGACCTGCAGGAACGGGGCGAGGCGCTGGGCGACTCGTTGGGGGATGCAGCGTCGATGGCGGCTGCTTTCGACAGTCAGATGAAGCGGATCAGCGCGGCCTTTGAAGAGACCGGCAAGGACGTTGCCACCTTGGAGCGCGGCATGTCCGGCGGTTTGCGAAAGGCGTTTGATGGTGTGGTGCTGGACGGCATGAACCTGTCAGATGCGCTGGATGTGCTGAAGAACTCGATGATCCGAACGGCTTATTCGGCAGCGATAAAACCTGTGACGGATCATTTTGGCGGCATGTTGGCCAATACGGTCGGTGGTCTGGTGCAGGGGATTTTGCCCTTTGCCGATGGCGGCAGCTTCTCGCAAGGACGGGTAATGCCCTTTGCCAATGGCGGTGTGGTCAGTGGCCCCACGACCTTTCCGATGCGCGGTGGCACTGGACTGATGGGCGAGGCCGGCCCCGAGGCGATCATGCCTCTGGCGCGCGGGCCGGACGGCAAGCTGGGGGTGCGTACATCCGGCAGTGGGCGCGCGGTGAATGTGGTGATGAATATCACAACGCCGGACGTGCAGGGGTTCAGGCGCAGTCAGGGTCAGATTGCCGCCCAGATGAGCCGCGCCTTGGGGCGCGGCAATCGCAACAGGTAACACGAGGGAGCAGCTGATGAATTTCCACGAGGTAAGATTTCCCGCCAGCCTGAGCTTTGGCTCGGTCGGCGGCCCCGAGCGGCGCACTGATATCGTGACGTTGGCCAACGGGTTCGAAGAGCGCAACACGCCTTGGGCGCATTCGCGGCGCCGCTATGACGCCGGATTGGGTATGCGGTCGCTGGACGATATCGAGACGCTGGTTTCATTTTTCGAAGCCCGTCAGGGGCAGATGTTTGGTTTCCGATGGAAAGACTGGTCGGATTACAAATCCGGAACTGTGACGGCAAACGTGGCGCAAGCCGATCAGGTCATTGCGCGTGGTGACGGTAAAAAGACGGAGTTTCAGCTGGTCAAAACCTACAGCTCGGGTGGGTTCAGCTATGTTCGTCCGATCGTCAAACCCGTTTTAGGCACGGTCAAGATCGGGCTAGAGCAGGACCAGATGCGCGAAGGCGTCGACTTTGAAGTCGATTTGAATAGTGGTCTCATCACCTTTTCAGCGCCGCCGCCGGAAGAGGTGGAAATCACCGCCGGGTTTGAATTCGACGTGCCGGTTCGTTTTGACACCGACAAGATACAGACCAGTGTGGCCAGCTTCCAGGCAGGCGATGTACCCAATGTTCCGGTGGTCGAGGTGCGTGTCTGATGAGTGGCAATAAACAAGGGCTGTACGCCCATTTACAATCCGGGCTGACCACGACCTGCCGATGCTGGGCGATCCGGCGTGAGGACGGGCAGGAATACGGCTTTACCGATCATGATTTGGAACTGAACTTTGAAGGAATGACTTTCAAAGCAAGCACAGGATTGACGGCCACGGCGATCGAACAGGCTACTGGCCTGTCCATCGACAACTCTGAGGCTATGGGCGCTTTGTCAGATGCCGCTGTCTCGGAAGAAGACATCGAAGCTGGCCGGTTCGATAACGCGGAAGTCCGGGCCTGGCTGGTCAATTGGGCCCGGCCGGATCAACGCATGCTGCAATTCAAAGGCTCAATTGGGGAAATGCGCCGAGCGGGTGGAGCATTTCATGCCGAATTGCGCGGACTGACCGATCTGCTGAACCGCCCGATGGGAAGGATTTATCAGAAACCCTGTACCGCGGTTCTGGGAGATGGTGCTTGTAAATTCAATCTCAGCGCGCAGGGGTATCAGGCCGAAGCGAAAGTAGTTGCGGTGATCGCTGGCACTGTTTTGCAGTTGAAGGGCGCGCAGCCTCCGCATGCAGAATGGTTTAAGCGCGGCAGGTTGGATGTCGTGTCCGGGCGAGCGTCCGGGCTATGGGCGGCGATCAAAAGGGACGAACGGATTACGGGGGGGCGTAACATTACGCTTTGGTCCGGTATCAGCGGTGGCTTGGCTGTCGGAGATCAAGTCAAGCTTACCGCCGGATGTGATAAAAGCATGAGTACCTGTCGCAGAAAATTCAACAACATCATAAACTTTCAGGGATTTCCAGATCTTCCGGGCGAAGATTGGGTGATGGCCGTACCCAAGCAGGGAAATCCCAACACTGGGGGAAGTAGACGATGAACACCCGCAGGCAGGATATTGTGAATGAAACACGGAGCTGGCTGGGAACGCCGTATGTGCATCAGGCTTCGGTCAAAGGGGCAGGTGCAGATTGCCTGGGCCTTTTGCGCGGTGTGTGGCGTGCGCTTCTGGGACACGAGCCCGAAGCAGTTCCGATCTATAGCATGGACTGGTCCGAGCCACAGGGCGAGGAACGCATGTGGGACGCCGCGCGTCGCCATCTGATTGAAAAAAGCCCGGACACCGCAGAGGCAGGCGATGTCCTGTTGTTCCGCATGCGTGACGGGTGTGTCGCGAAACATGTGGGCGTCGTCAGCGAAACCGGGCCGGTGCCACGGTTCATTCATGCCTATTCCGGCCACGGCGTTGTCGAAAATACGCTGAGTGACCCCTGGCGACGCCGGGTGGTCGCCTGTTTTGAATTTCCGCTGGAGGACATCTGAATGGCTACAATAATTCTGTCTGCGGCAGGGGCTGCAGTTGGTGGCGCAATTGGCGGTACCGTTGCGGGGTTGTCGACAGCGGTAATCGGTCGCGCCGTTGGCGCAACGCTGGGGCGGGTCATTGACCAGCGGTTGATGAGCCAGTCGGTCATGGGCGGCGGCAGCGAAGTGGTCGAAACTGGACGGTTGGATCGATTCCGCCTGACAGAAACCGGAGAAGGTGCGCCGGTCACCACGGTTTACGGGCGTATGCGGGTAGGTGGACAAGTCATATGGGCATCCGATTTTCTGGAAACGAAAAGCACAAGCACGACCACCCAAGGCGGCGGGGGCGGTGGAAAAGGTTCTCCTAAATCGCCCGAGGTCACAACGACCACACATAGCTATAGCTATTCGATTTCGATGGCCATCGCGGTAGGGGCCGGACGGATTTCCGACGTCCCGCGCATTTGGGCGGACGGAGAGGAACTGGAGCGTGCCGGGCTGAACATGCGCATTTATCGAGGGGATAACCAGCAGCTACCGGATCCCTTGATCGAAGCGATCGAAGAATCCGGCAATGTCCCGGCCTATCGCGGCACGGCCTATGTGGTGATTGAAGGGCTGCAGCTTGCGGCGTTCGGAAACAGGGTGCCGCAGTTTTCATTCGAAGTCGTGCGGCAAGAGCAGCCAGGTCTGCCAGATACTCCGGATGCCCTGTTCAAATCCATCCGAGGCGTTGCCCTGATGCCTGGTACCGGTGAATATGCGCTAGCCAGCGAGCAGATCAATTATACCAAGGGGCGGGGACAGAGTTGGGCGGCGAATGTGAACTCTGCGTCGGGGGTGGCGGATCTGGTGACCTCGACCCGGGCGCTGCAACGCGAATTACCAACCTGCGATGCTGCATCGTTGATCGTGTCGTGGTTTGGGGATGATCTGCGGTGCGGTCAATGTCAGATTCAACCGAAGGTTTTGCACAAGGATATCGAAGGCGAATCCATGCCTTGGCAGGTGACAGGTGTAGATCGCCAGGCTGCCCAGATTGTTAAGCATGAAGACGATCGGCCTTTATACGGTGCAACGCCTGCGGATCAATCTGTGATTCAGGCGATCCAGCATTTGAAAAGCATTGGCAAGCGGGTGATGTTTTACCCGTTTATTTTGATGGATCAGTTGCAGGGCAACGGTTTGCCCGATCCGTGGTCGGATGCGGGTAACCAGCCGCACCTTCCCTGGCGGGGGCGGATCACGCTCAGCACCGCACCCGGTCGGGATGGATCGCCGGACAAGACTGCAACGGCCGACGCGCAGGTGGCTGCGTTCTTTGGAACCGCAAGTGCCGGTGACTTTGTTGTCGGTGGTGGGGACGTGACCTATAGCGGCCCCCAGGAATGGGGCCTGCGCCGGTTCATTCTGCATTACGCGGCGCTGTGCAAAGCTGCCGGAGGGGTGGAGTCGTTCTGCATCAGCTCTGAAATGCGTGGGCTGACGCAAATCCGCGGTCTAGCCGGGTTTCCTGCCGTGTCACAAATGCAGGCGCTGGCCGCCGAAGTGCGCGAGATATTGGGGTCCGACACGAAAATCGGGTATGCGGCGGATTGGAGTGAGTACTTCGGTTATCAACCCAAAGACGGGACGGGAGATCGGTATTTCCACCTTGATCCTCTGTGGGCTGACGAAAACATCGATTTCGTCGGTATCGACAATTACATGCCTCTGTCTGATTGGCGGGATGGTGGAGATCATCTGGACCGGAAAGCCGGCGCTGATGCGATTTATGATCTCGACTACCTTCGCGGCAATATCGAAGGTGGTGAGGGTTATGATTGGTACTATGCATCACCGGAAGAGGCCGAAGCGCAGATACGGACGCCGATCACTGACGAGGACCATGGCGAAGCGTGGGTCTGGCGGTACAAGGACTTGCGTAACTGGTGGGTGAACAGGCACCACGAACGCATTGGTGGCGTCCGGCAGGCGGATCCGACGGACTGGGTGCCTGGCTCAAAACCGATCTGGTTTACGGAACTGGGGTGCGCAGCCATCGACAAGGGGACCAACCAGCCCAACAAGTTTCTTGATCCCAAATCCTCGGAATCCAGCCTGCCGCGCTACTCTTCCGGTCGGCGCGACGACTTCATGCAGCTTCAGTACCTGAAGGCGATGCATGGGTATTGGTCTGATCCGGCGATCAATCCGCTTTCAGACCAATATGCTGGTCGGATGGTGGATATGGCGAACGCCTATGTCTGGGCTTGGGACGCACGTCCTTTCCCAACTTTTCCAAACCTGCGCAGCCAGTGGAGTGATGGGGCGAACTATCCTCGGGGGCACTGGCTGAATGGGCGGTCCGGGACACGGTCTCTGGCCTCTGTGGTCACTGAAATCTGCCATGGTGCAGGGGTAACGGATATCGACGTATCGCGTCTTTATGGCGTTGTCCGGGGGTATGTTGTTGAAGATGTATCCAGTGCGCGCGCTGCATTACAGCCTTTGATGTTACGTTACGGGTTCGACGCAATTGAACGGGATGGTGTGTTGCTGTTTCAAATGCGTGACGGCAGCAAAGCTATTGAGTTGAATACCGATATTCTCGCGGACAGTTCTGATGTCGAAGGCCGCCTAGAATACCGTAGGGAGGCCGAGGCCGAAATGACCGGCCGCGTTCGGTTGCGGTTTGTGCAATCTGATGCCGACCATGATGTCGCATCCGAAGAGGCTATCCTGCCGGATACCCGCACACACTCGGTTTCGGTAAATGAAATGCCTCTGTCGCTGACACGCGCCGAAGGCCGCCAGACCGCCGAACGCTGGTTAAGTGAGGCGCGGGTCTCGCGCGAGACTGCGCGCTTTGCCTTGCCGCCGTCGATGTTGCATCTGGGTGCAGGTGATGTGGTCAGCCTGCCCAAAGAAGGGCAGAGCGCGCGCTATCGCATCGACCGACTTGAGCAAGCAGACTTGCAATTGGCCGAAGCGGTTCGGATCGAGCCAAGTGTCTATGCGCCCTCTGACCTGCCCGACGACGAAGTGTCGATCAAACCTTTTGTGGCACCGGTTCCCGTTTTGCCCGTGTTCATGGATCTGCCGCTGCTGACTGGATCTGAAGCACCACATGCCCCTTACCTTGCTACGTCGGCCAATCCATGGCCCGGCAGTGTAGCCGTCTACTCGGCCGCCAGCGACGAAGATTATGCGCTGCAAGAGGTGATCTCGGGGCAGGCAGTTATTGGCTTTACCGAAACTCCGTTGTGGCGGGCCAGTGCGGGTGTCTGGGATGAAGGCTCGCCGCTGCGGGTCAATCTGGTGGATGGCCTGCTGGAATCGCGCCCTCGGGATGCGCTGTTGAACGGGGCCAATCTGGCGGCGATCGGGGACGGGACGCCAGGCAATTGGGAGTTGTTTCAATTCGCCGACGCTACTCTGCAAGACACGGGCATCTATACATTGTCCGGCCGGTTACGCGGCCAGTTAGGAACGGATGCGCTCATGCCTGATGTCTGGCCGGATGGTTCGATGTTCGTCCTGCTGGATCAGCGCGTCTATCAGACCAGTCTGTTGCGCTCTGAACGGCGGGTGACCAAACACTACCGCATCGGTCCCGCGACACGCGGATACGATGACCCGTCTTATGTTCATCTAACCGAGGCGTTCGACGGCAACGGATTGCGCCCATATGCACCCGTGCACCTAAAAGCAAAGAGAACACCCGCGGGCGATGAACTTTCGTGGGTACGCCGGACCCGGCAGGATGGCGACGATTGGGCAGGGATTGAGGTGCCGTTGGCCGAGGAAAGTGAAACCTATCTTTTGCAGATACTGGCAGACGGGAGCCCGAAACAGGAGCAGATCGTAAGCGAACCGCGCTGGACCTACACTCCTGCTATGAAAGCTGCAGACGGTGTCAGTGGCCTGTATGAGGTCCGCGTAGCGCAGGTGTCGGCCAACTATGGGCCAGGATTATCTGCCTTTAAAACAGTCGGGTAAGTTACGGTATGCGTCCTGTCCTGCACGGAGACGTCAGTGCGGCAGCGCGGGCCTTGCTGGCCGCGCTGCCGCAGAATCGCGACCGCTTGTGTATTCGCATGATCCACGAAGCCGAACTGGCCGACAAACATGTTGGCCAAACGGGTAAGCTTCACCCGGTATTCGGTAATGGCTCGTTAATGGCCACAGCACGTAATAGGCAATTGGCGGATGAGCCCGGTTTTGATGATGTGCAATATTGTCGCTGTTTCGAGATTGTTCTGCGTCATTTAATCCGGTTTCAGATCAGCCGGACGCGCAACTGA